ATCTAATGAAACCCCGAACTCCTTAGCGGTAGAAACCCCCTCGCCCAGAAATCGAGATAACTCTTGAATAGTCGTTTTTCCGAACTTCTGCGCCGTAAAAAATTTAGCGGCGACTGATTCCGCCTGTTCCGCTTCCAGTCCATAGGCGTTCAATGCGGAAGTTACGCCGTCCGTGTCGACCGCCGCGGATGTTATGCCCGCTACGGCCAATCTTGAAGTAGAACCTAAAACACTGATGGACTTTTCCGCGTCGACTCCGGCGGAAACTATATCAAACAGGGATTTATTGACGGCTTCCAGTGTGACGGGAAATTCAGAGAGCGCCTTAAGCGCGTCACCGGAAAGATCCTGAAAACCCTCATCAAGACTTTTCGTGCTGAAAGAGGTTTCGTCCAGAAGGGTTTTGACGCCCCTTAATCCGTTGTCGAACTCGGCAAACTCGATAGTGGCGAGAGCTATCGCGCCGGTAAAACCGGCAAAGGCGACGGCTCCCGTTTTCGCGATCTTATTGAAAGTCGCCTGAAGGTTTTTGGTTTCGGCGGTCGCTTCCTCAAGGGCGCTCGTATAACCTTTGATGTCACCGTTTATTTTGATGACGAGATTAGTGTCGTCTTTTGCCATTTTTCAGCGCCGCCTGTTTTTGTTTCAGAAGTTTATTTATTTCGGACTGAGCTTGATCGAGCTCGTCTTGACTGGGGGGTTTGACGCGATTTTGGTACAGCTCCATTTTAACGCCGTGCATAGCCGCCAAAACAACGGTTCTATTGTGAGTTCGCCGGGCTATAGCTTCAAGACACGCATCAAGCTGCTTATACGTTAAGCGGATAAATTGTCGCCAAGTGTAGCCGTATTCCGAGGCGATAATGTCGAAAACGATTGCCCAGTCAATTCTCGGAGCAGGGGCGACACCCGCTCCGTCCACTTTTTTAGGCCGGCCTCGTCGTCGAGATCGGGAATATTAAACCCTCGGCAATTAAGCAGATTTCGGATAAGGTCGACGCGTTCGCGTACCGACCAGAACAGACTTCTGAACTTTTCCAGCGGCGTGAGATCGGCGCCTTTCTCCTCGCCTGTTTCAGCATCGATATAAGCGCCTTCGACGGCGGCTATTACCGCGCGCTGACTTTTCAGGTCGAGCTGATACCAGCCCACCAGGGTCAGGAGCTTCAAGTCTTGCTCCCCGAAAGCGGCGGCTAGCTTATCCTGGCCGCCGCACAGCTCTTGCGCCTTCAGGTCGTCGGCAATGGTGAAAGGTCGAAAGACCAGCTCAAGGCCGGAAATCTTAAACTTGATTTCCTTCGGTTGCAGTTCGTCTAAATTCATTTTCGGTGTTTTTAGAGGTTTTTAGTTTATCGGCCAGCTATCGGTTACGGCGCCGGTGCAGTTTATCAAACCTTCCGGTTCGTCATAACTGAAAATTGCGGCCGTCGTATATTCGTTATAGACGGCCATAATGCCATTAAAGCTATCGGTGTTCGTCATGATGACCTGCACCCTGTTTTCGGGTACATGTTCGGGTATCGGCGCGTCAGGCGTGACTTCGAACGATTTAGCAAGCCAGCCGACCCCCACGCCGTTTTCGGCTACCTGTATCTGAATAACGTATTGACTCATTATTATCTCCTGTATCCGAGACCGGACAAGTTGGCCAAAAGCAAATTGTCAGCCCCGCCGTTACATGCGATTTTAATATTGCGCGAGGCGCCTAAAGGCCCCCATAACGAGGTATACGCGCGCGTATGGCTTTGGAATGTGGTTGTCGTAGCTTCCATATTGGTAAGCACTGCCGCCGATTCGCTATTCACCCAGGAAACATGCACCGTGCCGCCTGAAAGATCGGAATTGCCGACGAGAATGCACGCTTCAACGGCGTTGACCGGAAGGTAGACGCTAGACTCGTTAGTGTTCGGCGTCTGCCAAACGCTGGCGGGGCTCATGTTCGACGCTAAGGAGTATTGCAAAGGCCGCATGGTGTTTCGGATCAAACCGCCACCCATATCCGTCGTACTGAAATACTCCATCGCCGCCACCCCGGCCGTAGAATGCGCAAGACCCACTAACCGATCTTCCGTGTCCGTCGGGTGGTAGTAGCCGTTTCTGGCCGCGTCCCATACCGGGCTGGCAACCACGAACGCTTCATGGTAAAACGCGGGAACCGTAGCCGTACTTGCCGATTTATCCAGATAGATATAGTACTGATTGAATCCCGTCGCTATGCTAGACATCAAATGTGTATGATCGGCGGCTAATGTAAATATATCTCCGTCACACTCATACGCCCCGGCTTTGACGGTAATATTGTTCGCGTCTTTATATACGACCTCAAAACCGGATTGGTAGCCTGGAATCCGGCCAAGCGAAAACCCAGATCCGTAAATTCCCATAATTACTCTCCGTAGCCGACTACGACCGGATCGACCGTTCCGGCTGATTTGCGGGCGTAGATATTATTGGAGCCGTTAAACGTTCGCCAAGTTCTGTCCGTGTCGCGAATCAAACTTTGGAAAGCAGCCCCGGCAGCGGGCGTTGACGCCGCGCTGTGATACTCCAGCCTATGGCCCTGTTCAAGAGTGATGGTGGTCGGCGCGGCTTCCAGAAGCTGCCAGGCGGTTGTCAGCGTTTTATTCTGCGTAGCCATTAGATGCAGCCTCCGCTTATCGGCTTGATGCGGCGCAGTCTGAAAATTCCGCCCGCGTCGGCGTCATAGGACAAGTTGCCTGTGATTTCCGATTCGGAAAAAGCTTTCTCTTCCAGCCCCAAAGGAAAACCCAGGGCGGTCACGCGGAAACAATCGATAGTCCACATGGTTCCGTCGCCTTTTCTCTGGGCGGCCAGATAAGCTCCGAATTCGGGAATGCACGCGTCCGGGCTTCCGACCAGAATGTCGGTGTCGTTCGTGAACGGCGGTTTGATGGTGAATTCGGCCGTGTCGTCGACGGTCATGCTGACCGTTCCCGATCCGCCCGTGAATTCTACGCCGAAATCAGACAGCGAAACAGTGCCTCCGGAATCGGGAATAGTCAGCGGCGTAGCCGTAATTTTCAAGAGGTCATCTTCATACGACTCGTCCGTTCCTCTGGAAAAATCCACATTAGTAAGGGCGTAAACGTCAACGGTCGTGGCCGTAACCGCTTTAACAATATATTTTCCAAATTTCAACTCGGCCGTTTCGCCGCTTTCCAGCCCTACGGAGGCAATGCCGGTCGTGGCGTCCTGCGCGGACGTTCCGTTGACATTCGTCAGCGCGGTAACGTCTCCGTCAGTATCCGGCGCCCCGGCTTCAGTCGCGGTCGCTCCGAAAAGAACCTGAAAAAGAAAGTTCGGATATTCCTTGAAGTTCAGCGACATCTCAGCGGTAATCGCGCCGCCTTGAGTATCCCATACATAGGGAGACGAACCGCCGTTTAGCGTGACGGTTTCGCCCGTGATGTTCAGGGTTGAACTTCCAAGAACTCGCAGAGTGCCGTAAGGAAGACCGTTGCTTCGGTCATAGAACGTTACGTTGTGGATTCCGTAAAGTTCGCGAGGTTGACTAAGAGGCATTTTCGTTACTCCTTAAAAAGTTTTTCAGTTTTCAGCGTTTGATAAAACCTGTCAGGGATATGGGTTAGGTCATCCCCTTCCTTGATTTCAAAATAGTATTCATTCTGCAAAATCACATGATCTCGCAGGGCGATTTTACCGGCCAGCTTGCCGGGTTTTTCTTCGAGCGTTTTTTCGCCGCTCCATTCCGGATTTTCAGGCTCGGCGCCCTCTCTGATTTCATCCGGAGACATATTAAAATTTACCATCTTTATGCTACAATAGAGGTTGCAATATAAGCGCCTCCGACTTTATAAACAGGAGATTTTTCATTATCGCGCCAAAGCGCCGGAGCTATAGTTCCCACATTAAGACGCGACAAATACGGAAATTTATCAAAATTCTCTTCAAATATCTCGATGATCGCGCGAGTATATCGAAATATTTTTTTTCTAACGTCTCCCTGCGGGCCGTTCAATTCATCAAAATAGAACAAAAAACCGTATACGTTGACTTCAGCCGTAGCGGATGAATTTGAATCGGCGATTGTTTCAAACAGTCCGTATTTCACGAACATAACCTGATTGATGACTTCCTCGTCAATATCCGTGCCGTTGAAATATTGCGCGTCAGTCGGAACATCCAGCACAACACCATCGGCTTTTTCCGCTTGGATTTCCGCTAATTTTGCGGGCAATTCGCTTTGAACCAGCTCCAGAAGCTTGTCTTCAACTATTTCAACGTCGCATTTCATTTCGGTAACTGATTGGCTATATCGGCGTTTATCGAATTAATGATCTGCTTGACCATGCGCTGACTGAAAAACAGGAATTTCCGCGCGGGCATCCTGCCTGTTCCCTCTTGAACGAATAGCGGATAAGGAGCGCCTTTCTCGGACTTAGCTTTAGTCCCCAAGACAAGGCTGCGCTTTCCAATCTGAATGATCGAATCTTTCGTCGTTCCGACAATTGATTTCTTCAGCTTTGCGGAAATACCGCCCCCCGCAATGAGTTTGCCTTTTTTGGTGATCCCCGGCTTGGCTCCCACTAGAATCGGAGCGCCCGGGGCGAGGATCATTTTTCTGGTAAAATATTTAGTTGAAAGCGGCGGATATTTGCCGAATCCTTTCAGAATAAAATTCTTGGTGGATTCTTTTTTAATAATCCGCGCGGCTTCGCCCATGGAGAACGACAAATCCAGCCCGCTCTCAATAGCCTTAGCCATAGCCAAGCGAAACTTCTTATCCGCGTCGACGTCATATGAAATCGGGTTATCAGCCATCCTGTATAGGTTTGTAAATTTTTAAAAATCCATGCGCCGAATAAACGCAAAAGTCGGCCTTGTCTTTCGTTATCCAATCGCCCTCTTTCACGGAGACGGTATAAGAAGACTCTTTACCCATCTTCAGTAGGCAATGCGCTCTTTTGTTCTGACATGCCGGAATAACAAGGCTATGCGCTCGTTCGCCCGTAAAATGGCGAATCTTCTTCCAGTTCGTCCGATTGAACTGAATAGCCTCCACGATGCCGCCGGATCGATCACGGTATCTGGCGATCACCATTGCTTAGTGTCTCGCTCCCAAAGCGGCAAAATATCGTTTTCCGAATTGTAACTCTTAATACCCTGACCCAAGGAGCGCGCGACGGCGTCATTCAGCACGATGCCGCCGCTCTGGATTTTGGAAAGAGTTTTCTTGGCCTTCATGAAAGCGCTGCCCTCGTTCAAAACTTGAGGGTTGAACTTTTCCGGAATCGGAACATCTTTCTTCAGGTTTAAAATCTTGGCTACGCGATAAGCGACAAAAGCTATGCTGATGCTTTTCATAATCTTCAACGCTTCGGTTCCCGTTACCGGGACTTCGTAGCGGTTCGAGATTGTCGCGTCAATTACGGCCTCTTCCTGCTCGATGAAACTGGACACTTCCGTATCGGTGACGGCGGAAGTAGCATCGAACGTTATGTTTTTAAACTCGGAGGCAATGTTTGCCGTTGTCGCGTACGCCATGTTTAATCCTGAATTTGTTAAGCCACCGCGTTTTCAAATAGGTATCCAGCGCCGACATCCGTAATCAGGTCGTCATAGGTGATGTCGACCAAGATTTTTTCGGCGTTGGGCGGATCATCGATCCTGCTTCTGAATACTCGATGCGAACGCTTAGTGGAGACGGTAAATCCCAGACTGGTCATGCGTTTTCGACCTGAAGTCGGGGCGTATCCGAATACGCAGTGTTTGCCCCAAACCGACGTTATGGACGCGGTTTGACCCTCTTTTGAAGAGTCGTATTGCGACATGGCGAAAATAAGCCGGTCGACCTTCATGGCAGCTTTGAGTTGCTCGTTGCTAAGTCCGGCACCCATGCTGCTTGTGTATTTATATAACTCAAGCAGATCAGGATGAAAACTCAAATACTCTCCGACAACCCACGGCACGATGGCGAAACCGCCCGGCTGACGAATGTCCTTGCCCGTGGCGTTATAAATAGACGCCCTGGCGGTTCTGAAATTCCCCAAAGGATTTGATCCGGTGTAATCGCTCCATTGATCAGTGCTTGCCAGCGTGTCGTTGTTCGTCAATACCGACGTGCTGGTTAAGGCGGAAGCCAGCGCGTATTCGCGTCCGAGCATCAATCTCTCCGTGACGTCCATGGTGGCGTCCGACCGGGCGTCGAACGGCTGCTCTTCGTTTTTGATTTCCTCCTCGGACAGCGTAACGCCGAGGCCGTGCTTTTCCAAAATATAGCGGTCATCGCTTTTGGTATCCACGGTGATTTGCGGATACTGAGTCATTCCGCCAACCAGATCATGCACGATTCGCAGGTGCTCGTTTCCGTATTTGCCGATTTTGCCGGTTGATTTGACCACCTGAACCGGCGTCAAAACCTGATCGGCAACCAGTCCGTG